AAATATGGTTGGTTAGAAATAAAGGTATTAGTAAGAAGATCTTCTTCACCAATACGAGAAATATAAACACTATACTTGGTAGAGTTAGATGCTAAACAAATAGCATATTCTCCACCATTTTCCAAGTATACTGGAGATTTAAACTGAATAGTGGTAGCGACAGATCCATCACCAGAAATATTAACCTGATCAGGATTCAATACAATTTCAGAGAAAGGTAGAACTTTCTGTGTTGGGAATCCTCCCTGCATTGTCCTTAATTGGAACACTACAGGAATATCCATATCATCCTTTGTGCGGAAGAATATATCACATTTTGTGAGGAATACACCTGTTTCTTCTTCAACCAAGAAAGACTGTGCAAGAGGGTCAAACCAACCTACATCTCTCTCTTCAAGTGGTCCTGCACTTACATTAGTAGAAACAATTTCTGATCCAAGTAACCTATTAACATTACGTTGCTGGAATTCTTGCTTCTGCTCAACTCTAGCATTCCTAACTGAAATGATAGTTTCTTGAACTGTCTCTAATGCACCAGCAGCAGTGTATTGTTCTTCTGCAATAGTAACTGCTTCATTGTGATTATTATCTTTATCACTAACAAGAGTGAAGACACTACTACCAGTTTCAAATCTTGGGAAATTAACTCCATTTGGATTTGGAATGAAATAAGTACCAGCACAGAAAGCAGAAAGATCAGAAATCAATCTAACATTAGTAATCTTTGCTTGTGCTCCACTTGTCTTTCCAGTAAGAATCATTCCAGATTCTACATAACCATGAAATTCTCCCTGAACTTCATTTTGAAGAGAATATGTATCTACATTCAAAGTAGTTGAAGTAGAAGTATATGAAGCAGGAACTGGTTTTTGTGTATAAGGACTTGAAGCATAAGTTACTGAAGGTGCATTATATTGCCCTTCCTTATGATTTGATTGAGCAACCCTAAAGGTAATACTCGGTCTCATGCTACTAAAGTTATCACCACCTAGTCCTGTTCCTTGAATATTACCAATAACAGTTTCACCAACTTGGAATGTTCCAGAACTCATTTCTATTTCTAGAAGTTTTGGAGTGCAGTATTTTGTAACATCCTCACCATCAAAGAACGCATAAAGTTGAGTTATTGGTTTCATTCTCTTGGAAACAAATTCAATGTTTCTAGATCTCATATAAGGAATGATATCCCTATTAACAACTTTAGTTCCTTGAGACTGTCTATCAAATACTTCACTAACAATCGTTCTAACGCCCTGTCTGGACTCTACACCCCTCTGAATAGTTTCTCTTATTTCTTCTCTGATCGTAGTAGTTTGACGTGCCTGAATCCATCTAGCAGGGTTTGTAGAAGGATCTCCATTTGGCCATCCACCTCTACTAAATCTTGGACCCCATTCACCACCATGTTGAGTTATTCTACTTGTATCTACGGTATCTACACCAGTCCAATTAGTTTGCCATGCATTCCATAGAACAGGTGCAAATCCTGTTTGAGGATCTGTTCCAAAATTCCTACTTGCAGCAGCCATTGTTTCTGCATAGTTACCTTCTGTCTGAATAACTTTTGCTTCTAATTTAACAGTATCTACCCAGTTATCACTTGCAGGAGTTAGTTCTACAGTTCCTTGCCAAAAACTAATAAGGAAAGGAGTTACACTTTCAGTTCTTGTTGCAAAACTCTGTTTCAACCATTCAACATCAGCATAATCTAGAGTTACAGTATCATTATTTTTTCTTACATTGATACCTTCAATTGTATTAAATGCTAAATCCACACTAGGATCTACATCAGTAACAGGACCAAAAATTAAATCTACTGAATTAGTATAGTGCTTTGGTCTAAGTTCTTTAAATGATCTATCAATACTATTCTTAATACCTAATCTATCTTCTTGTGGTAAGAATGAATCGAAATTATCAACAAAGAATCCTGATTTAAATCTATTAAGTCCATCAGCATCAGAAACGAATAAGTTAGCAGTATTTGTTTCTAATAAAGTTAACGCAGTATAATACTCTAAATTCTTAATCCTATTCTCAAGATTCTTAATGTCAACCATTCTAAATCTTTTATATTCTTGAGCACGTATATCTGCTTGTTGAGGATTAAAGAAATATGGTGGTAAATTAATAGTTGCTATTTCAAGTGCTCCATCTACAGTTCCTGGTTTATCTGGTTTTTCAGCAGGAACTCCATACTTAACTTGGAATACACCTTCTTTTGTTAAGTAAATTCTATCAATTCTTCCAAGATAGAAAGAGAATGAAGCAACAATAGCTTCATCAGATGCTAGAATATTAGTAGCAGTCTGACCTACATTATTAAATGTTCTACCAAAGAACTCTAATGGAGATCTAGAACTTTCAGAAACTGTGTAATCTGCAACTCTAGGTCTAATATCAATAATATCACAATTACAGATACCATCAACTCCCATGATATCGTTACCATAATCAAAGGTTTCGTAGGAATTTATTGTAGTGATATCGCCATCGTCAGTAGAATCATAGAATGCATTCTCAAAGTAAACTTTAATTTTTTTATTAGGTGCTTCAGCTTCTGGTTTTCTTGATATAGTTCCATAATCATATATGGTTTTTTCTTGACCAGTGCTAAATGTATATTCTCCACCTATATCAAAACTATTAGATTCTAATGTAGTAACAACTCCTTGAATTCCAGATTCTTTGAATATTACAGTTTCACCTTCTGCAAATACAAAATCATTTTTGTATATAAATGTAATTTGACTATCTGATAATCTTTCTGCATAACATGCTATAGCACCACTATTCTGTCCTGTGAGATATTCACCGATTATTAATTCAGTAGTAGTTGTAGATTGACTATTAATATCAGAAAGAACCATTTTAGGTGCAGATGGTACTTCTAAATCAGCAGATTCAAATATACCATGAATTTTCATAACATCAGGAGAATTTAATGATAAAAGATTATCTTGAACTCTAGTTCCAAATGGAAATGCTCCAAATGTTAATCCATCATTTATTGTAGTAGATCCAATACCAGATGCTGAATTTGTAGATTTATCAACAATAAGACTATTGACTCTATTCTTGATCTTTTTCTTTGCTCTTGGATTTTGTTTAGTAAGTGTAGTTGTTAATTGAGCACCTGCATTATCTCCTCCGAGATTATAAATCTGAAGGGTCTTACCATCAAGACTAATTTCAAATTTATCAGTAGTTAAAGGTTCAGCAGTACCATCAACACGGATCAATGAATATCTTTCTTCATCAAATGGAAGGAAAAACTCACTAGATCCAGCAGAGACTGGTTGTGACAATCTATTATCAACAATATTAACTTCAAATACTTTTCTTATTGAAAGAGACGCATTTGTTAAATCTACATCAGAGATATAATCTTTAGGCAACCTAGTGAATAATGTATTATCAGAAGATGCTGATAGATTTGTAGTTAAAACTTGTAAATCAGTTACATCTCTTGCTACAGTTGGTAAACTACCATTTACTATTCCATCCACATCTGCAACATTAGCAATTGTGATTGAGGTATCACCAACAACAGTAATTCTACCGTATGTTGGATCATTAGATTTTGCAGGATTACTGAACTGAACTAAATTATTTACTTTCACCAGTCCACTACCAGGAAATAAATCCCCATTACCATGAGTGACTGTGCTTACACCACCAGAAGCAGCAGTAACTGTTGCAACTCCAACAAATATTGAAGGAGATTGAATAACATCACCATTAAATGTTCCAGCAGTACCAACAGTCCCATCATTAGTCGCAAATACTGATTTTACATCAGAAATAGTATATGCTGTAATTGCTGTTGCAACTCTACCATTCTGAATTCCATTGAATATTAATGCTTCGTTCTCTATAAAATCACCTTCTCTTTCATAAAGATTTAAAGCAGCACTATTAGTAACAGAATCTTTTAGGAATGCAGTTGCACCACTATTAGCACCTTTTATAAAGGTAGGTGTAGGTAAACTATCAATAGGTTGATTCAAAGTTACTTGAGTAACTGTTTGAACATCAAATAAAGATAAATCCCACTGATTTAATACTGAGTTAATATTGTATGACCCAGTTTCTAAACTATAATCATAAACTCTTGCAACACCAATTTCAGTTCCTGGAACTACTGTTTGATCAGCACCTACTCTTTGATCTCTTAAACTCAAAATATAAGTGTTACCTATTCCTATAGTAGGATTACCAAAAGTTCTATTTAATTTTAATGTTGCTCCTGTATTGTATATTATATTTTGATTTGATAAAGTTTTTGTTGTTCTTGGTTTTGGGCAATCCAAATATACTGGACTTGGAACTTCTATACCATATCCTCTGACGTATGCCTTACCTGGAGATAATTTATAACAAGCAAGATCGTCTGATGGTGTAGTTCCGCTATAAGTAAATTGTCCTTCTTGAAAAAGACCTCTATTACCTATATTATCATTTAAAGAATCTTTTACACCAACAGTAAATGGTTTTACATAATAATCTCCAGCCTGATCATATGACCTCTGTGCCATTTCATCGGCAAGATTTTTATATGTGCTAGTTTGTATTTTTGACTTAAGAACACCATCAACAACTTCTGCTTCTTCAACAAAAGCATTGTCATCAAAATCATCTAATGGTTTCTTAAATAAAGAAAGAGTAATTTTTAATCGATCAGCACCTGGTGCAGCAAAATTATTAAACCCTTGTGAATTATCATTCAGGGTTTCATCCATATCAGAGTTTATAATCTCTTCATTTACTGCTAAACCAACCCTATAATTTCCATTACTATTATACTGTTCTAGTATAAGTGTTTGTTTTTCTACTTTAACAAATTGTCCCCTAATAAAATAAACACCTTCTTGTATTTGAAAGCATGATCCAGTAGCAGCAGCATTTTGTGCTATTGTTGTTGCAAATGGAGTTCCTGCACTGATAGTGCTATTTCCTAGCAAACCAGAGTTGATAGGAACATTACATGTTAAATCTTCACCATCAGCAAATGTTTGCGTTGCATTATTTGATGTGCTTGAACTAATATAAGCAACATATAAGGTTAGATTTCCTCTTTCAGAATCTTCTGCTAATAAAATATTATCTACAACTGCAGTTACACCAGATGTTCTTCCTGTAATTTGCGTTCCAACTAACTGATCAACATATGCAGATACAGGAACTCCCTGAAAATTATTCTGTAATTGAATATTATAGTATAATTTATTATAACCAGTATTACCAGGTATTACCTTTGCACCTTCTTTAAAAAAATGTTGCCCAAACTTTTCAATCTGATTTTGTAAAATAGATTGGAGATTATTAAGTTCTCTCGCCTGAACAGGAGTTCCAGGTTTAAACAGCACCTTATGATAACCACTATTATCTGAATAGTCGTCAAAATATGGCGATACGTTTAAATTCGTTTGCTGTGGCATGATTTTTTAGAACTGCAAAATAACTTTGATATCTTCTTTTTGGTTTAATGATCTAGTAATCGAAGGTCGATTATCAACATAGATTATATTTCCTGAATATTTTTTAGATTCAGGGTTGGCAATGCCATTATTAAATGACTGACCAAGGTAATACGTCTTACTATTTATTACGGTTGAGACACCTGTGAAGGAGGTATCTATTGCCAAATTAGATCCTGTAGAAGGAATAATAGTAAGGCTACCATTACCACTTGGAGTGCTGGTAAATTGATTTAAATTATATCCAAAAGGTGGATTTGTTTGTGCAGTACCTACAGTGTTAAATCCTGCCATAGTTCTATCTTGAAAGAACTTCAGAACTCCTGTAACTTGATCATAACTAATAACTTTACCCAAAGCAGTAGAACCAGTTCCAATAGTTTGTTTAAATAATGAATCTGGAGCAAATGTAGCAGAACTATATCCAGCACCAGTTAACCGAAGAGCAGGAACTGCACTTGCCTTATCTAATGTTAATAGGTTATTTGATCCAAATCCTTTAGGATCTTGAACCACACCAATTCTTGCTACTTGATTACCTGTAATAAAATCTGGATTTTCTGTATCATTTTCTATTCTAGAATAAAGTAAAACATTAAATGCACCCAATTCATCATATATATCCGAACCATGTCCACCTTGAGGTGGAATAATAACATCAAATGTTGGAACTGTTGTTCCTGT